GCTTTTTTGTTTGTTGTTCTAATCTTAGGACATTACTAAAGTAATCATAAAATCCTAACCAGTTAGCATCATGTTGCCCGTACCCGCTATCCCAGATGCTATTACCTATTCTATCGCTATAACTGACACTAGCACCAACACTAGCCCAGACGCTATCACCGACACTATCCCAGATGCTATCCCTGAGACTATCACTGATACCATCCCAGACACTATCACTGATACTACCACCGACACTATTACCTGCGATCTTAACAATGTTCTTAACAATGCTATCCCTGACACTAGCACCAACACTAGCCCAGACTCTATCATTGATGCTATCCCTAACACTATCCCAGATGCTATCCCTAACACTATCCCTAACGCTATCACTGATACTAGCCCTAACGCTATCCCAGACACTATCCCTGACGCTATCACTAACGCTAACCTTTTTCTTGTTTTTCAACAAATCAATAATCTTAAAAACGCAAAACCTTGTAATACCAGAAGATAACGGAGACAAACACCAAACAATATTCGGTCTTTTTAACCCAGCAACTTTATATGCCAGCTCAATTCCCTCTTCTGCCGCTTCCCTGTTTGCTGGTCTAGTATCCAATCCTATCGCCAACCATTTATCACGATAAACCAATAATAGATCTTCTTGTTCTTTTGTTAGTTTATCTATTTTCATTTTTTCTCCTAAATAATTCCTTGTTTTTTTAAGTCATTTAATCTTCTTGTTCTAATCAATTATTTCTCTTGTAATACGTTCAAAATGATCCCGCTCCCGAACTTTTCCTACCTCATATTTTCCTGGCTCAATAATTATTATATGATGTTCATCATGTTTAAGGGGAGTTGGTATTTTGAGTTGCAAATAAACTTGTCCATTATCAGCCTTAATCATGGTTACAAAATTGTTAGCAACTATTTTGTGTTTATGTCCTGTAACTTCTCCTTCGGCTAAAATATACTCATTATTTTGCGAATCAATTTTTTCACCTTTTGGGATATTATTAACTCGATACAAAAGAACATCGCCTTGTTGAAATACCAATTTTCTCATTTTATTTCCTCATTTTTATTTATCTTTTTTATCCTTTTTTCCAGCCATTGTTTTTTCCAATTACTACCACGTTCATATCTTTTCAAAAAACTATCATCATCTTTTGTTGCTTTTGCCGGATATATTTCCTCAACATCAATTTTTACGCAGTTCATTTATCACCTCTTTTGAACAATTCATATTCAACCAACAACTCCTCAAGTTCTAACTTATCTGGTTCAATCTGTCGCTCTTTGCAGTAAGAATACAAAAAAGTCTTTATTTTTGGCAAATACTTTTCACGCATATCAACGTCTTTTTTCCCAGCTTCTTTATGCTTAGGGAGGTAGTTATTAACAATTTTATGCCAAGAAGCCGCCTTCCCATCAGGAATGGCGTCTAGCGTTTGATATTTGTCATAGAATTGCCGGCATAGGTATATTAGACGTTCTTTCTGGTTTAACGCCTCTGCGATGATTTTTATGTGGTTTGAGGGCATTCTAGACTCATTCTGAGCTATTAATTCACCAACCTTGTGATATGTTTCTATTAACCTCCATCTAGACAAAAACACCCCTTCAGTTATTTCACCCCTTAATTCCTCAATCACTTCTTGCAACACCGTTGCACTATTGTTTGTTATTGTTTTATTCATTTATCACCATTTAAAAATCTTAAAGCATTAATTTTTGACTGGCGATATTTATCTTTTTTGTTCTTTGCTATTTCATTATTTAACCAAACAATCCAATTGTTTTTTGTTTTGCATATTTTTTCATTGGGTGGCCAGACTTTTGTCATTTTTTTTCACATTCCTTTAGTTGCTATATTTTATACTTCCATTCAACTTTTTTGGCTTCAGGATTGGCGTCTTCCCATCTTCTTTTATTTACATATGTTAAAAAATAATTAAGATATTGCACCCTATCAGAATATCTTTTATCGCAAATTTTCACATGTTGAGGCAATTGGCCAAATTCAACTGCGTATTCATAAAGTTTTTTAAGCGACAATGCTCTACTCCTCATTTTTTCACCCTCCTTCTTTTCCTAAACCCAAGTTTATGGCGCCATTTATAAACAGTTTGCAGGTGAACGCCTAATTTGTTAGCAAATAATTGGATGTCCCCCAAAACCTCTTCATTCTCCTGCAAAAGCATTTCAGGGTCTTTCCCAAATAATGCCCTAACGCGATCAACCGTTCTACCCTTAAGAATTGGCAATTTAATTTAACTCCTCTTTTAATAAACTAATCCCATAATTCAATACACTTAGTCTCATTTTATTCGCAGCATAAGCAGCATCATCAGCAGCAACATAAGCAGCAGCATAAGCAGAATGAGTAGCATGAGCAACAACATAAGTAGTAGCATCATCAGCAGCAGCGGCAGCATAAGTAGCATGAGCAGCAGCATGAGCAGCATAAGCAGCAGCATCAGCAACAGCATTAGCAGCGGCAGCAGCATCAGCAGCGGCATAAGCAACGGCATTAGTCGCGGCAGCAGCATCAGGATTTTTTATATAATTTAGTGCTGAATTAATTGCGTTTCTTGGTCTATTATCATTAGGGTTTCTTTTTTCAAAAATGCCTATAACCTGTTCAGCTGCAAATACAGCATATCTAATCTTGTCAATCTTTGGCAACCATCTTGATAACAACCAATTACACCATTCAAGCTTGTTTTCATCAATAAGTTTTTTGGAAATCCTCACCACATTTTTCTCATTTTGATTAATAAACCATTCAATTACTCCTTTGCAAGCATTTTTCTCTGTCAACCATTTTTTGGTCAGCTTCATTTTTTTGACCATGATAAATTACCATTTCTAATCCAAGCGGCAGCGTTGCAATTATTATTGCGGCATTTATAGTCTGGCGAACGTGGTGATAGCTTTTTAGTTGTGTTATTCCAAACTGCCCCACCGCAAAATTTACAGACGACATTTGAATTGCCGGGATTCCCGGGCATTGGCGCACTTTGAGAATATTGTTTTTGGCTTGGTTGTGTTTGAATCAATGGCGAATCATCAGGTGCAACATAACTATCAACCAAAAGGCCAATAAAAACATGCGCTCGGCAATGTGGACAACAAATAGCAATTTGTTCGTTTTTCATTATTTCACCCCTTTATTATTTACATATATGCGTTTCCCCTCAACATCAAACGATTCTGAATTTGTCATCCATGAATTTATCTTTTTATTCATAGAAACAACAAAATCTAAAATCATTTCGGCTGTTGGTTCAGTGTTTAGTCCCATGAATTTCTGCAATTCAGCAGAAGTGGAAAACCGGTGATTAGTCATGTGATTGCCAATTTTAAAAGAAAATTGCGTTTTCCAATCTTCCATGTTATTTCACCCCCAGGTATCTAATATATTTTATCTGGTCGCGACGCAAACATGAGTTTTCAATACCAGAACCAAACTTGCGATAAACATGTTCAAGCAAAAAAAACTTATTAATCAAAGCATCGCGCTCTTTTTTTAATTCTGGGGAAAGATTTTTAACGAGGGACCGATCATTCTCTTCATATCTGTCAGACGGAGAAACAAGCCCTTCTTGAATATCTAACCGATGCAAATCAATCATTGCCTTTCTATTATACATCTAACTACCCCCTTGTGTCAAGTAATTTGTTTCCTCTTCTGCGGCAATAATATTAATAAGTTTCTCATTGCCATATTTCCCCATCAATTTAGATAAAAGATTACGCCAATATTGCATTGAAAACAATTTTACTTCTTGGCCTGATAATTCCTGCCTAAGAGTTAATAGATCATCAGCATTATAAACTTTTCCTTCTTTTATTTTTTCTAGCATGATTCACCTCTCATTATTTTTTCATATTCAGCGATTGTGCTTTCAAGCTCACTGCATTCCTCTGCGACCTGGATATCTTCAGCCTCTTCGATCATGGAAATTATTTGAGCGTTCATTGTTTTACCTCCTTTAATCTTTCAATCTCATCTTCAAGCCAATTTATTTTCTCATCACGAATCTTAATCTGGTCATTGAAATAATCAATTAAATTATCCAATTGCTCAACGATGCTTTCTTTTGCTGTTTCATTATCCAACATTTCTTATCACCTCCTTTCTTATCCCATCTACCACTATTATATAGTTATATCTATACTTTGTCAAGTGTTATTTTTGTCGTCCATAAAAACTTTAGTCTTGCCAGTAAAGTGGGCTATTAAGCCAGATCAGCAGGGTTTCTCTGCATCAATCGCGCCTTTTCTTTTAACTTCCCCTAAATGAAATGTCTTTTTAATTTTTTCTTTATTAAAATAAATGTGATCAATTAAAAGCCTGCTCCATTCATTGTTGCCTACTGGAACACCAGACTTTTTCATTTTCCTAAATGCTTTTTGTGTTTGTGTATAAAGATTATAAACCAAATTAACTTGTCCTTGTGTTACTTTTATCTTGTTATGTGGTTTTGGTCGCTCGTCTCTAACCTCCAAAGTAGCTACAATTAAATCCCGGCAATACTTGAGGTTTATTTTCTGTTCTTCATGGTCTGGTATTTTTTCTATTTCCATATAGTCATTATGCTCGCTCGTTATGTTTATTCCTTGCCTATGTATTTTCTGATTATTTTCTTAGACTCTTCCGGAATTGAACGAAAAAACACATCTTCTTCTTTTATATCTTCTTCTTCCTTGGATATTATTACGTTGCTATTTGGCAACACCTTGTTTTCCATTTGGAAACACCTTTGTGTTCTTTCAGCAACACCTTTGTCTTGGGTGTTGCTATTTGGAAACACCTTTGTCTTTTTGTATAATCAATTTTTCTTCTTTAATCCGACGCATAGCTTGAGGGAGAAGAGGGAGGTTAATATACTTAGTGGATCAAAGCTTTAATTAAGTTATCTATGATCTCCTTTTGGTAATTCCCTTATAGGCTGGGCAGTCCACTGACTGTTGTTCCCCCAGCTTAAGTGCGGTTCCCCAGGGCGGATATTTCACCCATCACCATAACCTTCATGGTAAGCCGTCGGTCGTGTCGGTCGGTTAGCTGCAAATCTTATTTATCGTTTAACCAGTTTCGACTTCTTTATTTTAACTCGCCTGGTGGGCTTGCAACTGTCCCTTAGTCTACGAGTTTAGGTTTTCTACGGGTATCCAACTCCCCCTAAAACAAAACCAGGCATTGCTGCCTGGCATGTTGCGCCGGGGTAATCTTTGCAAAAACCCCCGTCGATAAAAAGCTATTTTGATATTGTGCAAAGATTAACATGATTGAAATTATACTAGAATTATCAATTCTTGTCAAGCACTATTTTTAATCTGTGTATTCCCATTGGTGTTCAAATGAGTTATATCTAATTTTTTGATTGGCTGGGGCATATTCCCATTGGTGCTCAAACTGGTTGTATCTAATTTCATCTTTTGAATCGCCATATTCCCATTTACTAGAAAATTGATTGTATCTGATAATCTCTTCAGCAGAACAAGCAGTAACTAAAACTAACGAGAAGAAAACAACTAGTTTTTTCACCATATGCGTTCCCCCCTTTTACAATATTGTATCATAATCAAAGAAAGATGTCAAAACAAATAAAAAGAGCCAGCAAGTTTAACAAAGCCCTAAAATTAATTAAAATTCTTCGTTATTTGGCGACTTGTGCCCTTGCTGGCTCAATCCTACCTTTTTTCAATAAAAATGCAACCTGGATGATTCTAGGCCCCAATTAGGTCATTCTACGGTTGCGTTGGGTTCATTTTCTTCCTGATTATATTAATCAGCACTGAACAGATCGCTGCCACAACTGGCCCCCATTCTCCCAATCCGCCAACCAAAGGGATTGCTTCTAAAAGATAAACGGCCAATGCCCCACCACCAGCTATCCCAGCTCCCTTTAAAACTTTACTTGAGTCATCTTTACTTAATCCAAGAAATTCCATGTTTTTCACCTCCTAATTAAGTTCTTTGCTATCTTCTTCCTTGTATTTTGTATTGTTTTCGCAAAAATCACTAACACAAGACTCACATCTTTTTCCTAAAGAGTTGCAATATTCTATCTTTTTTATTTTGTCTTCATTGTGAAAATCATCTAATTCATGGGTTAAATAATCGAGATAACTATGACCTTTATAAATCGTATAACTCACCTAACTTTCTCCAATGGCAAAAGCTGGATTAACCGGAACCCAAACGCTTTTAACCAATTTGTTGCATTGAACATGTAAATGGGGATGCCCCTTAGCACTCCCGCTATCGCCGCTTAATCCAATGATTTCTGTTTTGTTTATCTTGTTACCCACTGTCTTTTTCGTAATAATTTGAGATAAATGAGCTAGAATTAAATGATAATAAGTTTTGCATAACATCCCAGTGGTAAATTTTATGATAATATGCAAACCGAAGTCGCGAGTCTCGCTAATTTCGCTTATAATGCCATCCACGCTCGCTATGACAGGCGTTCCGATGCAAACAAGATAATCTGCCCCTTTGTGCTTGCCATCGCTTGTTAAATGCGCCAGATTTGCCGGATATGGTTCATTCCAACCAAAGTGCATCTTATACTTCTTATCAACTGGCCGCACAAAAACACACCTCCTGTTACTTACCCAATAACTTTAACACCTCTCCTAACACATTAACTCCAGCTAAAAACGACAAAATAATTCCACCAGTTATGATCCAATTCATTTTTTGATCTAACACTCTAATAATTTCTTTAATTGAACTGTCCATGTTATTTGTACAATGTTCAAGATTTGAAATTCTTAAATCCTGCATTTTCCCCAAAGCACAACCATTTTGCTCGATTGTAATAACCTTATCGGATATTGTTTTAAGAATATAACTTTTTGTTTCGTCTGCGCCCATCATCATTCAAACGCCTTCCTTTTATCGTTAAATTCGCACCTCAACATAATTAATAATTGGGTATCCTGTAACTACTCTATCTACGTCATGCGAGCATTCATGATAGAAGCGCAACCATTCAATCCCTCCCCCAATTCGATACATAACTTTATTTGGTTGAAAACCTACGTTTGACAAACCTGCAATATAACTGCGAATGTCCCCATTTAAGTAGGCTATTCCCATCTTGGCCTCTCCTTGAATCCCAGAAACAAATTGCCCACTATCTTCTCCCACATAAAACAAAACAGCTAAACAACTAATTATTAACAACCATTTCTTCATTGTTGGCTCATATTTTGTAAAATTGGAACTATTGCCTTACTTGTCGGAGGGATTCCTTTTAACAAAGAAGATAAGGCTGCTGTTCCTCTTAGTCCGGCACCAACTAAAGCTGGTGAAGTTGTTGCTCCAAGCATTGCCAATGGAACACCCAAGGATGGACTTAATACTGTCCCTGCCCCAATCCCTACTCCGCCTAAAGTGCTAGGCACCCCGGCTCCTGGTCTAATAAATGGCTCAAACGCCTTAGCGGCTTCAGCTTGTTTTAATGTTTTACCAATTTGATATTTTTTGGGTAATAACCGATCAAAAGCTCTTACAGCAGCCTGCAATTCTTCGCTTTTATTCTCTAAAGATTTTAATTTTTGTGGCAGAGACATAGACGTATCTTCAATTAACTTTTTAATTGGGGCTAGTTTTTCTTTATACAAGGAATAAATTTTGTTGGCTTTAACATAATTAGCTACTTCTGGGATTGTTTTTGCATCCCTACCTAGTTGAGTGTTAATTAGGTTTCTTATTCCTTTTAATAATTTTTCACCTTCAGTTGGAGCGGGGTTTAATCGATTAGATTGAGCAAAAGTTAAATTATCATCCAATAATTTTTTCGCTTGGTGTAGTTTAGAGAATGTTATTTTATCGCCAAATCGTCCTTCTGGACTTTCCAGCATTTGATACAACTTATTTAATGTTTCTTTTTCTGATGCCGACATTCTATCAGCCCCAAGCCATTTCGCTTGTTTCTCTGCAACTGTTTGCAAGATATTGTCTTTTGTTTGTTGATAATTATAACTAACTTTAGATAGTTTTGGCGCATTAGCAATTGAATCTTGAATTTCCAAACCTGCTCTTTTGCCAATAATTTCATTCCCTGTTTTTAGATTTTTGGCCAGTTTATCCCATACCTGTTTGCCTCTTTGTTTGAAAACATTTGTTGTGTCAGAAATAGCAAGAAACACTTTATCTTCAGGTATCCCAGTTGTTTTGCTAAGTATTTTGGCGGTTACTTCACTTGCTTTAGGTGCAATCTTTTTTCCTAATTCTCCAGTTCCTTGAGCAACTGCTCCCACTGTCCCTTCAAAAAGAGCCTGTTTTACTCTTTCTTTGCCTGTTTCTGCTGGACGGGCAGCTCCAACAGCCGCCATTGGTAATGCTGCTTTAATAATATTAGCTAATGCCGGAGATTTTGCTGCTAGTTGAGCAATTTTAGGCATAGAAGCAATTGCCCCTACAGCCCCAGTTCCTGCCATATAAGGGGCAAATTGTCCGCCAAATTCTCCTACTTTGGACAAAGGAGTTTCTTTTTCTATTGGACTTACATATCCCAAAGAAGCTCCTTTCATCCCTCCCTGGACAAGTTCTTGCGCGGCCTTATTAAAAGGAAACAACATTTTAGAATATGCGGTTAATGCTTGCTCCACCGCACCTTTAATATCTTTTTTTTGGGCAGAAGAAATTGCTTGTTTAAGATTCTTTGTTCCAAGAGTTTCCGACACTTGAGATACAATATCAGATGGCTGTTTATCTAATTGCTTTGATTTATCTGTTGGGAGATCTGTTATTTGTTCTTTGTATTGCGGATATTTAGTTATAATTTTATCAAACAAAATACTATCATCAATATTGTTATAATCAGGATACTTTGTTTTAATTTTTTTAATAAAATCTTGTTTAGTAACCATTATAAAACTCCAAGAGGATCATTTTGTATTGGCTGAGTTTTTTGTCTTGCTCCCATATAATTAATATATTCCTTGAAAAGCTGTAATTTTTTCATTCCGGTTTCATAGTTGTCTGTATCCGTTGGCAATAAATCCATTGCTGCTTTTTGTTCTTGCTCACTTAAATTCCCAACATCACCCAATCCTCTACTTAGCTTTGGTCTTATTCCAGTAATAAATTTTTTGTAAGCAGAAACATCTGGCGTTAATTGTAATGGCTCAAGCAAGCTTCTTCCAATCCCAACTGAACGCCCAACCGTTCCTGTTCCAGCATTTATCTTCTCCCATTGTTTACCGACAAAATCTATGGTTTTATTCAAATCCTCCATTTTTTGTTCTTTTAACCCTTTTTCTTTGGCCAATGCTTCACTAACAGATTTTCCTTCTTCCAGTTTTTTCTTAAAAAGTTCTTTTTTGGCAAATTGCCCAAATTCTTGTTCTTGTTCTTTTTGCGTAACTTTTTCTGGTTTAGTAAAAGCTATTGGGCCTATTTTTGTTAAATAAGGGGTTGTAACTTTTATTGCTTGAGCAACATCCTCAGGAACATTCATTATTTGACCGGTTGTTTTATTTCTTATTGTTGCCATTATTCAACCACCTCCCAGTCATTAGAATTATTAATACCAAAAAGGCTTAACAATTCTGTCATTGGATTTTTTTGAAAAAGTCCTTTTGCATAAATTTCAGGGTACAATTTAGCCGCAGCCTTTTGTTCTGGCGTCATAGATGTAGAAGATATAATTTCACTAAAAGCATTTTCTTTTGCTTCTTTTTTTTGTCGTTCAGCAACATCAGCAGCTTTTGTATAACCAGCAAGCCCTCCAGTTAATAAATCTTTTAATAAATCACCAGATTGAGTTTTAGGGGTTATGCCTCCTGATAAAACTCCAATTACGCCTTGTTCTGATCCTAATTTACTCCAATCAACCCCTGTTGGCGTAATTCCTCCAGCCTGTATTCCCCCAGCTAATAATCCAGCCAACATTCCAGGCAGATTAAGCCCTTCCTGCTGTTTTTGTTTTTCTAGGTCTTCTTGTTCTTTTCTTCTTTTATCCAAAATATTAACTAAATTTCCAATATCTCCTCTCCAATTCACCATTATATGTTCCCTCCTCTAACGCCTTGAGAAATAATTTGCCGTATTATTTCTGGCGTTTTATAACTTGCAGGCAATTGACTAAGAGACGGTTTTTGTCTCATCCCAGATAAAACGCTAGAAAGATTTTGTTTTTGCAGTTGGTTGCGTTGCTCTTCTTCTGCCTGCTGTTGATACCTTTTGTTTATTTCATTTTGAGCCAAAGAACCTAAAGCTGTTGTTGCTACTCCTGTTCCAATAGTTGTCCCAACGGTTGCGGCGGCTGGAGCTGCTAATAATCCTCCTAATGCGGCGGCTGCTGGTGGCATTATATTCCCTCCTTTACGAAATAACTTATCTTTTCCTTATACCCTATTTTATTGGCAACAATCCTAAACAAATCAGGATCAATAGAATAAAAACCAATAGAGGTTGCCCCTATGTTTTTTGCTTCTACCTCTATTGCCTTTAACATTTCTTCTCCTTTGTTTGGAGCATATATTTGCCAAATATTACAGGTTACTGTTTCTTTGTTATTTACTATTTCAAATACACCAAAATATTTGTCATCCATTAAAATTAAATGGAAATTTTGTGCCATTATCATTGGATAAAATAACCAGTCATTGCAATTTACTCGCTCAACATATTGCCTAAAAAGACCATTTATTTTGTCTTTTCCTGTTTCTATCTCATCTTTTGATAACAGTTTATACATAACTTAGACTCTCGCCCTTCCTCCTACTTCAAAATCTGCAAACTTCAGGTCTGAGGGAATCGTCTTTGTAGTTGGCGCACCATATACTTCTTGTCCAGCAAGGATTCTTTTTAATCTGTCTGGATCATAAGCTCCAATTAATTCCATTTCTATTGGAGAGCTAAAACCATACTTTTGTGCTAGTTTGTATTCTGGTGTTTGCTGTGTTAAGTCTTTTTCTGTTGTGTAACTATATCCTGGCATTGCTGTTCCGCTGGTTGGGCTTAAATACCCCTCCAAAATATATGGGAGCAATGCTTTAAGTTGTTCCTGTTGAGCTAACTTGTTTGCAAATGTTTCTTCCCTTCCATATTTACCAGTAATTCCAGCTTCTTGTAAGCCAAACAGTTTCTTAGCTAAGTCTCTTTGTGCTTCAGATGAGTTAATTTCTTCTTGCCAAAGTTTCGGCTGATATTCTTGCTGTAGTTTCTCTATTTCTAACAGAGCCTCTATTTGCCGAGCTTTTAAGGTTTCTTTATCATCATACTTTCCAGTTAAGTCTGCTTCTTGCAGTGCCTTATCCAATGCTAGTCGCTGAGTGTCCAAGTCTTGTTGGAATCGTTGATTAGCCAGATCAGCAGCCAATTTCTTAGCTGTCATTGTTTCTTGCCCCCCATATTGACCAGTTAATCCCGCCTCACTTAATGCCTTGTTTAACGCAAATTGTTGAGGATTAAGCTCTCTTTGTTGAGCTTCTGTTGCTAGTTGTGATTGCCATAATTGAGGTTGATATTGCATTTGCATTGCTGCTTGTTGTGCTGCAAGATCTTGCTGTCGCCCTGCCAACGTCTTTTGTCCTCCATAAGTTCCCATTAATGCTGCCTCTTGAAATGGTCTGTTCCAAGCTTGTTCTTGAGCTTTTTCAGATAACCCCAAGCCATATTGCCCGATCTGTCCTAGCCTAGCCGCTTCTATATTACTTGCACCATATTGAGCCGGACTTCCATATAGCCCACCTGTCCCAGCTAACGATTGTGTTAGCCGTTTTCTTGCCTGTTGGTACTGCGGTTCCAACATCCCCGCATACTGCTCTGTCATTCTTGAAATATCTTGCTGTGTTGCCGGATCAAATACTGAAACATTGCTTGCCATTTCTTTTCCTCCTTATTTTGCGCCTTCTACTGTTTCGACCTCTAAAATTAACTTGTCGATAGAATAATTTGTTGTCCCACTATCAGTTAAAACCAACCGGACATAATCACCATAAGCAGTCGGCGTTTGAATCCTTTTCTTTTGCAAATTATCAACAACGCTGTTATAAGCAATTGTTGTCGTATATGTCCCAGAGCTGGTATTAGTTGCCGGGTCTTTATATACGGTAACAGTAAAAGTCGCATTACAGTTTGAAGAAACGCCTTGCTCTGCATGAACCCATAATTCAACATTATGTATTTTAATTTGTTTCTTGGGGTCGCCAGAAGAAATCCACCCTAGGTCAATCGTGCCTGTTTTATTGGTGGCAGAATAATTAGTGTAAAATCGATAAGTATTGCCATTCGCATTTGAATTCCCAAATGCACCAATATAACTTTCATAACCAAATGAGGAGGTGGACGTTAAATAATTAACATCAGATGCAGTAGTAAAAATGTCTCTATCTATAAAATACGACAAACACTTGTTGACATTGCTGGAAGTGCCCGCATAGAAGAGGCGATAAGCATTGTTTAATTTGTCGTAAATTGCATGAGGAACGGTATTTGGATATGACCCATAGTAATCTTTTATCGACCTATTGTTTAGTATTTGATTAGTAATTGGCTTTATTCTTTGACTAATAGAGACATCAGTGCTTCCATCAGTTTTTCTTATCTCCCCAATATCTGACAAATACCAAAGAACATTTTCTATCTCTACAATAGTCCTTTTGAAATTACAACCATGATTAACTGTTTTTAGATAGTTAAGCGGGGTGTCTCCTATTTGATATTGATAAACTGTGTAACATTTCTCTTGGAAAGCAAAGAACAAATTTCCCAATGTTGCTAATCCAGTAATTCCACCAATGCCTGAATAAATGTCTAAATATCCTGCACCATCACCAGAGAAATCTTCTAAATCTCCGGCTACTGTCCAATAAATTCGGCTATAATTAGCTGTCATTTCCTTTCACTTCCGTTGGTATTGATTGCCCAACTTTTAATTCCATTTGCCGTTTTGTTTCAGTAAACCAATCTGCACCTAATTTAATTTCACAATTCTTCCAATCTTTTACCTCTTGCACTCCACCATTTTTTAGATAAACAATCATTTTATTTTGAGACTCTTCGTATTTATGACCAATAGCTTCTAAAGTTACCCAAAAGAAATGACGACGATACTTAAACTTATAATTCATTAGCGCACCCTCATATAAAACACAGCATTAAAATATACAGGTAACGTTGCAATAGCCGTCCCAGTTGTTGTATTGTTTCCAACCGCACCAGACAGTGTTACAGTTGCAGTCGCAGATGGTACTCCAGTTGCCCCAGTTCCATCAGCTCCAGTTGCTCCAGTTCCTTCTGCCGCCGTTGACCCAGTAACCGCCCCAGTGCCCCCACTACCTGTTGCGCCTGGAGTAGTTGAGTCTGATGTTCCAGTGTGCGTATGACTTGGTCCTGTATGAGTGTGACTTGGGCCCGCATGAGTATGAGATGACTCACTTCCGGTGCTTCCTGCCCCATTTGATGTATAATATTGAACACTTCCTCCAGCAACAATTATATTACAAGCGTTACTAACTGTCTCTCCATACGTACTTCTTTGAAAAACATATTCAATTGTTCCACCGCTTAAATAAAATCCAACACGACCAGTGTCATTATCATAATAAGCCGTATAGAATTGCAAAGTTCCAGCACCATGAGAATGGCTAGACCCAGCTCCAGTGCTAGCAGTTCCGCTTGATCCTGTTGCGCCTGTACCACTTGCTCCTGTCGTAAAAGCATGAGTATGTGCAGCTGAAGTATGCGTATGACTTGGCCCCGCTAATGTGCCTGCTGCGTGAGTATGGCTAGGACCAGTATGTGTGTGGCTAGGACCAGTATGCGTGTGTGTGGCTGATCCAAAGGAAGTCGTTCCTCCTAACGCAAAAGTATCTGCGTGGGTGTGAACAGGGAGGTTATTGGCTCCAATCGTTACTGTATCTGCCCCACCACTTGCTGCTCCACTTGTCCAAGCTACGCTATTTCCCCTAATAAACGCGCCAGCACTTATATTGGGCATTGTTGCAGAAATAGTGGGAGAAACAACACCCTGTGCGGCTGGAGTCGTTCCATCACATCGCGCAAATCCCTTTGCCACCAAATTAGCATGAGTATCTGCTCCAGCAATTCCTATTGCCATAGGAATATATGCCCCAACTGGCAAAAACCCTCCCAAAGTTGCACTAGCCATAAAATTTCCGACCGTAATCCGCATAGTTTCTGCCGTACCAGTAGGGTCATTAACTATTACTAAATAATCGTCTGATGTTGCCGCCGCTAAGTTATTTAACGCTGATATTTTTTGATCTGCCAAGTTATTCTCCTCCTATATTAAAATTCCGCCACCATCTTCCAGTAAAATCTTGTCTCCATCTTCTTTTAGCAGATAGTAACCAGTTTCACCAGAAGAAAAAAATAGCCGATCGTTCCAAATCTTAAAAAATCGCCCCTTATTAAGAAAGTCCTGAGCCTCTTGAGATGTCCCTGCACCACCAGCGCCAGTCCCTTCTAAGAAAACAGTTGTAAGTTGCAACGCCGTATCACTGCTTACGCTATCAACTTCATACCAGGGCTCTGTTGAACTTCTTCTAATCCATGACCCAGCCGCTAACTCTGTGGTAAAAGAAGAGGCAGCGCCTGTTACGTTAGTGCTATCAGTAGTAAAAGTTAATGTCCCAGTAATTGCAACTGGCGTTCTTCCTTTGTCTTTTAGGTTTGTACTGGTTGTCCAGTTGGCTTTCCATTTTTGTCCATATTCAGCCCCATTGGTAAAATAAAGGGTATCTCTAGCTAAAAACGTTTCAAAATCAAATGGATTTTTTTGATTAAACCCACTTCTTATTGTTGTCCAAGCATCAAGCGTTGAATTATAATATCTTACTGTCCCATCAGAAAATGCCTGAATGTAACGATATAAACCACTGGAACTAAATAAAGCAGGCGCAAAAAGATATAATCCTCTGCTTATATTAGTTGAAACAGTTGTTCCAAACTGCAATCTATCTGGGAACTTAGTAAGCATCCCATGAAAAATAGATGTGGCATTAGAGTCTACTGTTGCATCATAATTGTCGCATTGAATAACGCCACCAGTAGTTGCTCCATAGGCATTTGTTATTCCCTTAAAATTTGTAACATCATAAATTAAAGATGCCATAATTACCTCTAATTATTACTATTGCTTATTTGTAACCAAGCTCCGACCGTTGTCGAATAGATTAACTCCAGCGTATCCCCCGCACCCAATGTCTTGCTTGCTCCACCGGATAATTGCAACGTTGATCCAGACAATGCGCTTTCGTCTTGGAATGTAACTGTATTTGCATCGCTTGTCCCTATTATTAAAATCCGCTCTCCCGCATATCCTTCTGTAATCGTGGGAGTAGCTGTTAAAGTGATTGCACCACCGTTTCCTACAACCTCCACAACACTAACCGTATGGTTCAACTTTGTTCCAGCGCTTAACTCTTGCAATGTTGACATGGGCGCAAATTGATCCTGAATGTTCTTAAAATTAAAATTGCTGTTATTAACAATGTTGGTGTTTATTTGTGTTACCAATTCCGGCACTGCTTTGGCTGACACCGGACTAATTATATTGTTAATAATTTTAGGCATTAAGTAAAATCTCCTGGGTATGAAATATCTTCATAACCAAATCTTAAATCATCGTCTTCTCCAACAAAACTCATATCCTTAATTTCTTGCGACAGTTTCTCGTTCTTAGCATCCCAAGTTAAATACTTCTGATCCCCTTGAATAAATAAAAGTTCTGATGTAACCGACGCCAAGAAATTTTCAATCATTTCGCTTGGCAGAGGCAACGCGTCTTCTGCATAACTTAAATTCCAGGGAACAACCTGTGCGGTATAAGGAATGGTATATGCAGCATCTGGTATTTTGTATAACAATATTTCCCAGTGTTCCTTTTGCTTTTCTCCTGGCAGTAAAGAAATATTTGTTACTACGCCAGCATTAGAAGTAGCGGTTATTGTCCCGTTAGTTGTGTCTTTGCTAATTGAAAGCAAAGATGAATAAGTGTTAGAAGTAACAACGGCAACCGCACCAGTTAAAAGTAATCTTTCAGTTAATAATGTTCCAGCCGCATTGTAGCCTTTTACCACGACATAATAGGTGGTAATATCAGCAACTGATGAAGAGACAATCGAGATTGTAGAAGCAGCTGTCGGCTGAGTAGTAACTCTAACTTTTCTCATTGGCACATAAGTATCTGGCAACCCAGAATCATCAGTTACTGTAATGTTAGGATGTTGTTTCTCAAAATCCTTTCTTGCCATGAAGTCTAATTTATTAGGTGACGTTGTTTCCCTAAAGTTGATTGAGCGCAATACTCTTGAATCCAACCTATATAATGATTGCCCAGAAACAGTGGTTAAAGAAAAATTCTCTCGTTCGCTTTCAAGATTTGTTGTTAAAAACAGTCGTTGAAGCTGATTATTAACAGAAGATAACATCCTCGCAAGGTCAGTGCTATTAGAAACATCCAACGAACAGCGTCTTGCTAATTCAGTATAAACATCATTTAATATCATTATCTTGCACCACCAATAATATATGCGTTAACCTTATCGCTCCCATCATTTAACGCAATTGCAAATCCATCTGTCCCTTTTTCTGCTTTTTTTGCGACAGAAGATAAACAGAGAATATCGCCTTTTTTTACTTCTCCCTCAACACAAATAACTGCTTTCCCTTCTTCACAAACTACGATGTCTGATTGGTCCATTCCTCCAATTGCAACCACACCACCAAAAACCTTATTATCAATTAAGTTAGAGACTGTAACAGATTGACAATCCTCGTCATTGTAATCAACAACAACAACATCACCGATTTCCAATTTGTCTCCAGCATTGTTTTTAACCGCCTTAAAAGCGCCTGTTCCTTTTTCTTTTATAAAAGTGTTTGCAACAATTAAGTCTTTGCCGGTTATTTTTGTTCCAACTATTTCTTTTGGGGTAGCCACACCTAGATCAACCGCATCAATTTCCCCACCAATAATTCTTGTAGAAGTTATTATGCCAGTATCAAGACAATTCGCATCACCAGCTTCCCAATCACCAGCAATAAACTTATAACTTGAATAGACAAACCAATTAAAGCCATCGCAATAAAGATTAACTGCTTGTCCATTGGCACGTATTTCTATTGAGCGTTTGCCGTCAATCCTATCAGCTCCTTCAGCTTCAATTACAATGCTGTTCCTGCTGGCTGATAATCCAGCATCTTTAACGACTAAAATTCTTCCCTTTTCTAACTGGTTTGATAGTAATTTTATTTTGACTTTATTTGTAGCCGTATAAATAACATTCAAAATATAGTCATCATGTCTCAAATCGTATTCGGCATTATTTACGTCAGTTATCTTTACAACTTGCTTGCCTTTTGACGATAGGTTAGTAAAGTTCCCAGGAGCGATATCGTTTTTCCCAATCTCGCCATCTAAATCGCCAACAAATCTATTTTTGGCCACAACAATGGTTCCAACAATTGTAGCTGGTTTTCCATCTCCTATTGTCCCATTAAGATTCCCCTTAAATTCTGTCGCTGTTAAAATACCGGAATTTGGGTTAAATGATAATTTGTCCTTAGAAACAAAAGCCTGGGTATTGCCATCGCTATTATTTACCCACACAGGGAAAACATCTTTATCCAATGTAGGATCATTGGCGATGTTTACAGGAAGGGTTGCTTCTTTACTACCGTCAAATTCAACCCCATTTACCAAGACTGGTTTTTCTAGTTTTGAAGCAGTTGAAGCATTACCGATAAATTTTCCTGTTAATGTCCCTTCTAGGTTTCCCTTAAAGCCTTCTTTTGCTTCAATCTTTGTGCCAACAATTGTGCTTGGGTTTTTGTTGCCTATGGGAGTGTTTTCTATCGCTTCTCCCTTGGTCAAGAAATTGCTTGTATCTATGTCGTCTTTTAATAAGACTACTTTACGACTGGGCATTTAATTCCCCCCTTCTATAACACTTTCCAGTTTACGCCGACTTCTGCTTGTGTTCCGGAAACTGTATTTTTCACGCAGAGTAATTCTGCCCCAATTTCAACGGGCGTCCCTTCTGTTCCTCCAATTTTTCCTGCCTTTGAAATTAAGAACATATCTCCCATATTTGCTTCAGGATAATTAGGATTGCTTGAGCAATCAATAAAATCCTTATAGCCTGGAGATGGAGCAGGGACAAATCCGCCTAATCTTGATGATCTTGTTACTGCCATGTTTTACTCCTTTTTTAAGCTAACTTTTCTATCTCTGCTAAAAACGCTTGCTTTTCCTTAATATAATCTTGAAAATGTTTTATTATCTTTTGAGACTCTTCAATTTCTCTGTTCAAAAGATTTATCATCATAATTTTCTCATCAGTATTAAAACATATTGTTTTAGGAACCCCATCAATTATGCACTCAATGTTGTGTAGCGCCATTATTATTCTCCTTTATGGAGCCGTTGCCCCATCCCATTCAAACACTAATGTTTTATAGGAAGCTGACGAGTTTTTGAAAAACGCATAATCACGACTATTCATTGTTCCTTTCCCTATACCTGTAATGCTCGATGCTCCAACCCAAACCCCAATTAACCTACCAAAGTAGCCATAGTTTGCCACATTATTACTTCCAACTTGAACAGGGGTTAAACGAAATTCACTGGCATTATTGTCATACGAATAATCGTATTGGTGCATATCATAAGTTATATATAAGCCAACAGAAGCGAGAGCAATTTCAGTCGTGTCATCACTTTTTGCAATTCGCCTATAATTATCAGCCCCCACGTCAAAAACATAATTTGGGTAAGTAGTTATTACCATAGGGTGAGTTTCTCCAGTATGAGTTGAACCAGAAGCAAGATTGCCGCAATACATCCATGCATAATTAGGGTGCTGCTCACAAATTATTTTGAAATGGTCTTCATCAGCAATCAAACTATAATTAGCCATCGAGGCAAAACAACTAATATCTTTATAAGCAATAATTGGATTATTCCAGTTCCCTGCGGCGGTCATGTCGGGGTCATCATTGCCCGTATCAAAACCACTAAAGGGGGCTGCGATGACTCTAAAATATTGAGAACTTTGTAATTCTAAACCGACCTGAAACGTTCTCGCCCCATTATTGGCAAGAATAATATAGTCTCCTCCTACAAGAGTTCCTGTTCTCCATCCATTATCCGCGGCTAAACTATCCATATCCGTTGGGTCAGCAGGAATTTCATGTGGAGCTACTGCTGCGCTAGAATACGTATCAACAATCGTCCAACCTGGGCCAGTATGTCCTGCTAAATCATCTATCAAAAACCTCGCCATATCTGGCAAATAAAGAGCCCCTGTCCCGTAAGCTTGAGCAACATAAAAACTTGAAGCCATTTTGTTTTCCTCCTTTTACTTTTTATGGGTCAACGGTTCCAACAACCGTATGTTCGCCTGCTTCGTCGAAATTATCTTTATCATCGTCAATACCGCAAGCCGTATGTTCGCCTGCTTCTCCAAATGCCCTTATGTCACTTAACCCACCGGCGTTAGTCCAAGTTCCTGGCATTTTCCACCTCCTTATGAATCAAATGTCCAGGCTCCATCTAAGCTTGTAACAATCCATTGCGTACTATCAATAGCTGATATTTTTATAACATTGCCCACTGTCATACTTCTAAAATATCCGCCAGCTACAGACTCTTGTGCCAAATATCTTGCGGTATCGCCTGCTGCTAAATTCACCCTCAAATAAGAAGCATGAGTTACAATAAAAGTGTATTCCAGCCCTGCCGCAGCATCAGGCAACGCAATCGTTGTTGCGGCTGAATTTATAATGATTGACTTAGTTTCTGGCTCTGTAAGAGTAACCGCGCCAGAAACGCTCCTGATGGTATCTATTTTCTTGCCATAAGTAAAACCAGTTGATTGGTCTATGACTAACCCACCAGCATCATTTATTTGAAAAGTTCCTGTCCCTAACAATCTAGTGCTGTTAAAATAGATAGTAGCATCGCCAAAGAGTCGTGCAATCATAGTGTTCCCTGTTCCGCTATCGAAAGGAATGTTTATTTTTGCCCCACCATAACCATAAACAGCCCAAGCGCAATTATTTATTCTGGTGGCATAATTGGCATTGCCTGCGCCTTTAATTGTCCCACCATTAACGCCTTTTACCCCATAAGCACTCATTGCATTTATTAAGTTCCCATAGGAATACACATAATTGGTTGAATCGTTTTCTATCCCCGAAACTCCATTAACAAGTACATTCCAGCGACACAATACTTGTTGACCATAAAGACAACTAACAGTTGCATTTGACCAGTTTCCGCTACAATAGCAGCCATCAACATTCATTTTCCCACCTGGATAATTCATTACAGCTGCATATCCAACCGTATCATAAGCAAAACTACATCCTTGAATCCAAACTTGCCCCAAGTTATAAACGGAAAAATATTGACGAGTAAAATGAATATTTTGGACATGAGTATCTAATGATGCTGGAGTAAAATTGCTTAAACCAAAAGCAAAAAGTGTTCCATCTCCTCTAATGATAGTGGTATTTTCAACAATTCTATAATGTGTTGCATTGCTAAAAGCCGAGCTAAGATAAGGTAGTTGTAATGTGTCATCAGTATTGCTGAATATTGGGTAATAATTTGACCACCAGTAATAAGTTCCGAGGTCTAAGTAATTAGGACCAGCTAAAAGCTCAACAAATTTACCAGCATGGTTTTGGCCCGCAAAAGCTCCAACGTCGGTAATACTACCGTATGTCCCACTATCTGCTGTTTGTTCTGCCAATAACTGTGTTGTTTCTCCTCGAATAAACAAATAAGTTTGGAGTTCAGGAGAGGTTGAAGTTTTTTTCACTACAAGGTCTTCATTATATGTGCCAGACGCAACATTTATAATAATGTCGTATTCAATATGTTCTGGTAACTGGTCTATTGCGTGTTGGATTGTTGCCCAGGGATTACCAGCGCTTCCGTCTCCAGTTACATCTGAACCAGTAGCACCATTAACATAAAATGTCAAAGTGCTATCTGATTTTCTTATCATCGAGTTTTCTAATGTTGCACCAGTATATCTACTACCGACGATATGTAATGGAGTAACCTTTGTGCCAATGCCGTTTTGCAGGAATAGGATACCGCCTTTATAATCGAACACCCAATCTACAGCATCGGTGGGGAATATTTCGTTTCCCAAACCTCCTGCTCCATTATCTTCATATACTCGGATATTAGCATAGCCATGTTGTGAGCCCAGCCAATTAGGAATAATTGCCGATGCAGGATTCCCAGGAACTGTACAAGCAAGCCATGTTCTACTACTTCCAACAGTAGGATCAGCGGTCATAGTTTGATTAGCTACTGCCGTAACATTTCCTGTTATTGCAAAAGGCTCTCCCATAATTTCGCTTGTATGGAAATGAACATTAGAGTTTCTGCTTTCCTCATAAATAGCTTTAGTGTTACTGGTATTTGCTTTGCCAGATAATCTTTTATAAGATAAGTTAAGTTTAGTTGTGTCGCTTAATGCCATTCTTGTCCGCCTCCTTATGAATACACAAACGTATGTGTTACGCTCGTGAGTAATGGAACAGTATTGTTAAGTAAAGTAATGCGAACAATTACATAATGAACACCTGCTGTTGATTCTGTTCCAGTTGAATAAGTAAAAGTATCGCCAGAAACAGAAACCCTACACCCGTTAGAATGTCCATAAGCCAACCCCAAATCCCACCAAGTTCCGGCTGGTGTTACTGTTGGAATTTTTAGCTCCACTTTTGCGGTAGGCGTACCACCTTCTGAAGCATCTAAAATAGTAGCCAAAACCCAACCCGCTAACTGAATTGTTCCAGAATTAGATGGATTCCCATTTGTTATCATTGATCGCACATAATATTGCGAACCAGCAAAGGCCGAGTAATTAGCAGTTTGGCCAGTTGATGGAAGATAACCGGCCGTATAGTTTAGTCTGGGATAATAAAGACCATTGTTATAACACTGCGCTTCACCATTAGCAAGGGTTGTTGCGCTATTCCAGTTTCCAGTTGGTGCGCCTGGAACAACATCCCATTGATTAACGCCTGAAGCATTATTCCCTTGTACGTTAAAATGAGATAATCTATAACCTTCATCTAAAAATTCTTCCATCGTTGAGGTTGCCACATTTCCATATGTACAGATTAAACGATTAGCAGAAGCAGATTGAACACCGGAACCTGATCCAATTGGGTCTCTACCGGTAGAGGTAATTCTGCCATTTATAGTATATACGCTTCCTAGAGAAATCGGATATGCCGAATGAGTAAATGTAAATGGCTCTCCCACAACTGGAGGGCTTGAATGTCCTCCACTTCCTGCATCATTCCAAGCGATATTAGCGTTGGCAATCCCACAACTTGCCATAGTTAGGACAAGAGGGGAAGCATGATATGTATTATCAAATGCTGCCGAAAGAGAAGATGTCACATCAAAAGTATCAAGAGTTGAATAATATCTAACCCCTGAAAGCCGATATGAAGAAGTCAAGGTGTTTTCTACAATAGTTGGAACACCGGATGTTGGGCGAGTAGCATTTGTATCATAGAAAATAATATGAGTCGTTGAGGCTTGATCCCCACCGGTTACTCCGGTATGTCTAACCTGGATTGAATTTTCTCCAGCCTGCAACATGGCTGGAATAACATTGATGGTAGCTTCTCCTCTTTGATACGGAGGCCAATTGTTATACCACCCAACACTTGTAATTGTAATCATTCCTGCCGGAGTCGTAAATGGTGTCCATAATTGACTTCCTGATCGTTGCCCTTCAACAAACGCTGCACCAAGGTCAAAAGAGTCTACCATCACACCATTAATCCAAAGCTCAAGAACCCCATCATCAGCATAATTAAATCTAGTAACGCCTGGCGTTGTTGCCGTAAAAGTTGCGTCGGTAAATATAACAGTAGATGCAGCGCCAGGAGAAAGCGTTACAAAAACGTTTGGTGCGCCAGCTGATAAATAACCAGAATAAAATGTTGTTCCCGCAAAAGTTAGATTTTGCGCAGCAAGCGTTTGGGGAGCAGCTGGGACTAAATAACTTAAACTTGATCCCAGGTAATTGATTGCAGAGACAACTGAGGCTGCATTACCCGTGAAAAATGAGTTTAATCCTGTCGTTCCTGCTTCTGACCAAGGCAATGCATTTGTTAAATTGCCATCTTTAATTGCCAGATTTGTTCCATCTGCTGAACGTGCATAAACAACACTACCATTATCAAATTTAAACGATCGCGTATTTGAAACTAAAACATCCCTCGTAAGTGTTGGGGCAACATTTGTTCCATCATCTGTCCAATCATCGCTTCCACCCCCACCAACTTGTGATGATCGTGTAACCGCCATATAAATCTCTCCTTTATCTGCTCCTAGTTAAGAACAGTTTTAAAGCATTAGTAGCGTTAGTTGTCAGTCGTTTAATCCTTACTCGTCTAAAGGCACATGGAGTGTCAATGATCCACATACCACTGGCAGTAGCATTTGCTGCACCAGTCAATGCAGTTGTCACATCTGTCCAGGTCGCAGAAGCATCAAGAACAGTTGGGCCATCGTTGCTCGCCTCAATAGTCAAAGTTGTTGCCTGAATCGTAAAAGACAAGACAAAATACAAATAGTCTTCTGCTAGCATATTAAAATACGTATAGCTAGTATCAGCATTGCCCAAGTCACCATTAACAATCGTAAGAATTTGACCGTCTAATTTACCTGGCTTATCAATCATTCCCATTTTATTTTCCTCCTATATCCTTTTAGCCTTTCTATTTTCAATCTTATTTACAGACACGCAATAGTTAATTACTTCTTTTCCTTTTTCTTCTTTATCATCATCTTCTCCGACAATCATCATTTGGCTTTTAGACACACTATCTACTTTCCCTTTAATTAATAAAACAACTTCATCACCAACTGTTGCTCCTTTAATTGAAGGAATATCAGACTCGGTAAACCTGATCTCTGGCTTCATCGTACTCCTCCTTTGTTATCATCATGACCTTTATCATCCCAGCAAGTATCGCGATGAACTAAATAACCTCTCTGATAAACCATATCAACTCGTCGTCCAGTTCTTCCACATACGGCACATTCAATTTTGCGGCCCTTAAATCTTCCATCTTTTGTTGGCCAATATCCTTTTCCACTATCACTCATAATGAGGTTGCCTTCATTTTGCTTTCAGCCTCTTGAGACTTTGCTTTATTAATATTAGGCAAATCCCCCATAATTACAGGAGGACTAAAAACTCGATTAACAATCTTTTTGCAAACAGGGCAAGCCTCAGTATGCACTTCATTTATCCCTTGATACGTTTCAAACTTACCATGCTCTTGACAGTTAAACAAATAAAATGGCATTTTATGTGGAGGGGATTTGTAGGTTGATAAACAACCCGCTCATCCCCTCCGTTACTCCTTAAGTTTTATCCCAAATTCCGGTTATATCTCCTACGTTCCAGTAATCAGTTCCTGCTACATTGTAAATAGTTACTTTGTCCCCACATTTGTGCGTTGTCTTGGTGTTTTTTATACCAGTATTATCAGTAGAATCTTCTTTATACATAATTCCATCAGCAGCATCTGGCATAACAATTAAAGAAGCCATTGCATCATCTGCTGTATTTACAAATGTAAACGATTGACCAGATTGAATCCCTGGTAATGTAAAAGTTATTTCATCGGTATTTGCATGAAAAACTTTACCGGAATCAGTCCCGTAAACAACCGTATAATTAGCTTTTTTTTCTACTTCGGCATTGCACTCTACTACAAAGCCTTTAACCCCATTAGGGTATGATGTTAATGTCATATAGCACCTCTTTATGCTTCTTTATTCCACACGCCAGTTGCTTTTATGACACTCCAATAATCAGTCCCAGCAACATTAGCGATTACGACCGTATCGCCCTTTTTATGCGTAGCTGCTGTGTTAATTAAATCCTTATCATCTGTTGAATCGCCTTTATACATAATCCCATCGGCCGCATTTGGACTGATAGTTAATGCCGTTAAACCATCTTCCGCTTCATTAATAAATGTATAAACTTGTCCACTGGCAATAGCGGGAAGTGTAAAGGTTACAGCCTCTGAAACAGAAAAAGTTTTCCCACAATCAGTATTTGCAACTACAGTATAAGCTGCTGTTTTTACGGTAAGATCATTCGGGGCAACATAAGTCTTGATGCCATACGGTAAACTTGTTAAAACCATTTTATTTATCTCCTTTTTTGGAACACCGTCGAATTTACGACGCTGCCAGCCCGACTACTCGCTATTACGAGATTTACGGACTCTTACCCATTTATTTCTCGGTTCTAGGTTGTAATGGCCAGAACCGAAAAGATGCCACATAGAAACTTACGCTCCTGGGGTTCCAACTACGCCAGTTGCAATTTCCCACATTGTGCTTGCACGAGATGTTAATTTAACCTTGGCATCGCCAGTGTCAAAATCATCATCCGCTTCAAGCTTGGGAGCTTGTCTTTCCCAGAAAATCAAACTATGGGAATCTGACAATACAAACCACGCATCACTATCAGTTAAGAAATGATCTACCATAAAACTCAAATCTAAATCGAGTAATGCGTTCTTGTCATTATTCGCCACGCCTGGTTTAAGGGCTGACTCCAAAAGAACGCTTGCTGTCCAGCGACCAGCTGGAGCAACGAGTAACGTCTTAGGAATCAGTTGGATATTAATGCTGTTAGCTTCTTGAGTTCCCTCAAGTAGCGTTAGCATATCTTCCATCGAAGTAGAAGACAAATCAGCAGCCACTGCTAACGCGTTGCTGTAAGTCCCACCGCTTCTGAATGGATGGACGGTAGAAAACAAGGCTACGCCATCTGGACCAGCCGTTGCCCCAGCCGTAAACCCATTATTGAAGACATTAGCAGCCAGGACTTCCATTCTTTGCCTCACTGATCGGGCAAGATAAGTCCCTAGCTTCTCTTTGAAAACCGAATAAAGATCATCATCATACGCTTCCCTGGTAACACGTGCGCCTTGCGCATATGTTTTATGGGTTGCGGTTGCTTTGTAACCTTGGGTCAGGTTAGCAAAATTGACTGATGCTCCTTCGTTTTTCTGGGGAGCTGCTGCGATACCTTCAACCACTTGGCTCTGTTCATATTGCCGAGTGGACTTTTTAACATTGAATATCTTGCTGTATTCTTCTGGCCACAGTTTGTATTTGTCTTTAATGACATCAAACAAACCAGGAGCCATCAAATCTGCAAATCCACCACTTAACATTGTCATTTTTTATTCCCTCCTTTATTATGCGATTGTTCCAAAAATATGGACACCTGAGTTGAAAATCCAGTGCTTCATTTGGTTTGATCCTACAGCCGAATCTTCACCGGTTACTGGGTCTTTTGCCAATCCAACACATTTGAAAACATTTTGCGTGCTGGCTGCGGCGTTAACATAAAAAGCACCAGTTGTTCCAGCTAAATCAAACGCTGCGGCTGCTGACCTGGTTGTATACGCATCGGTCAGCGCCCCAGTTGAAACCATTGCTTCAAACTGTTGGTTTGGATCGTCCCACACATAAATTGTGCTACCTACCGCTGCGCTCGCTGACGCACTTGCTGCTACTCCCAAAAAGATTGTTGAAGAGTTCGCAACAGCAATAATAACTCGTCCCGCTGTATCCATAGAAACAGGGTCTCCAACTGCAATTGTTTGAGAGGCCGCAACTGGCCACGCTGACGGAGCTTTATAATTCTCATCTTTTATTGGCCTAAAACCATAAACTACTGCATTTGCCATTTTTCTTTCCTCCTTTAATTGGCTATAACGCTATCTTGCTTTTCAATCTCTCTTTCAAGAGTATTGATATTTTGCTTAACCGTATCCTTATTTACTTTTATGAGGGTTTCTTCTTCCGCTTTATATTCGTCATCCCTGCGCTTAATTTTATCTAAGTTGGCTTTTCTTTTTTGAGCAGCAGTTTCTTTTCGGCAACAACAAAGTATTAAGTCGTTTAACCGAAAGAAGTTTTCCGTGGGGCTATGGTCAACCGCTACTCGCAACCCTGCAAAATCAGGATGATTGCGCAAAACGGTATGCCAAATCCCTTTTCTGCCATTGCCCATCAAGTCCTTATTGCACCAACGATAATCATATGCGGGATTAGCATTAAATATTTCAAGCTTCTGTGTCTCCCCTCGATATTCTTCTATCTCAAGAAAAGGTTTACTAATGGGATTTTCCTGTTGGGGTGGTGTTGCTTCAGTTTCCTCTACAGGCACATCTACCTTAACAAGAGGTTCGACTTCATTAACAGGTGGAACAATTTTCCTAGGTCGCGGACTCATAAATAATACCCTCCTTCTTTTTTGGCCTGCTTAACCAGATTAGCAATTCGCTTTCTTCCGGTCTCGTCATAGCCTTCTTTTTTAAGACGATTGACTTGTGTGTCAGTCAATGCGTCTTTCAGATCATCAGCTTGCGTGGTCGTTCCAGCAGTTGTTGCTGTTCCTAAACTAGAAGCAACGACTTTAGATTTTTCAAGGGTTTGTTGTCTGATCTTATTTTCTAAATCAGGCAAACCTTTCTTAATTAACCTATTTTCGGCTTCCAATGCCGCAACTCTTACGTCTCTGGGATTTTCTACTCGTAAATAAGGTCGTTGATTAAAAATCGCCAACACTTCCTTATATAACGGGCTTTCTTCATCAGGTTTCCCATCTTTATATAAATCAGGGAAATCTTTTTTAATCCCTTCTATTTCCTGCTTAAAAGACTCGCTATTGCGAAGCTCTTTCATAACCTCATCCTTAGCTTCGTTTTTCGCTTGTTCTTTAGCAATCCATAATAGAGTTTGAGTTGCCTGCGCATCTCCAGCCTGACTTGCTTCTACAAGTTCAGCAATTCTTCTCTGCTGGTCTTCCTGGGATTGAACTGGTGTTTGCTTTTTAGGTCCAATAGGGTTCCCCCATTCGTCAAAATCAACGTAGGGAGACACCTTTTTAACCAATTCTTTAGCATACTGTTCAATCTTATCCCGCTCTGCTTGGTATCTTCGGAGGTCATCTTGAGTCTTATCAACCTTTGGTTCCACAGGAATCGTTTCTCCATTTTTTGCGGAAGCTTCTCCCTCTGTTTTTTGGACAGACGAATCAGCTTGTGGGTTTGTCGAATTATCTCCAGCAGACCTCACTTGTTCTGTTTGTTGACCAGTTTCAACTGTTTCTCCAGTGTTTGATTGTCCATCTGCTTGGGAAGCAGACGAAGCATCAACTGCGACTGGAGCAGTTTCTTCGGTCATTTCAAGCACAACCATTTTTCACCTCTCCTTGTTATTTTTTTCTTGTAACATGCCACTCGTTTGAACCTTTCTTTCTAGCATTGATAGTGGCATAAAATACGCTTTTGCCTTTTGCTTTTCCGTATTTCTTTATCATCTCTGCTAGCACTTTTTCTCCGGTTTTAGTTAAAGGCATATATTTATCTGGCTTTACTCCCCATAACTAAACCCTTCATCTTTTTCGCCTTCCCCACAATCGACTTCCCATTCTTCTTTACAGTCTTAACACTTGATGGAAGCGACATTGACTTAGCCAAAATTAACTCACCTCCTCTAATGCTTCCTCTTTCATTTTGTCAATAATGCGATTTAAACTATCATATACTTCAATCCTAGATTGATATTTAATAGCTATTGCTAACGAATTACTATCGGTTAGATTGAGCGAAATTAAATCGTTAATCGCTTCTTCTTTTTCCAAATCTATGCGCTCTTTAACGTCTTTCCAGAACTGGCTGCTTAAAACATCAAAAAGCTCATTCTTGTCCATTACATTGCTCCTCCAACTGCACCCTTTATCATGTCAGCTGGCACAGGTGGCATGGCACCAGCATTTATATTTGGCGCACCAGGCACACCTGATCCTGCATTAGGCGTCGGCACGCTTCCTGGAATTGCCGGTTGGGGTGGCGGTGGTGCGGGTCTCCAATAATCTTCTGGGTCTTCAAAGTCCATTGTATACAAAACGCTATTCATGCCTTTGTAAGCATTAAAGATCACTGGCTGACCTTTATCATTAATGACTGGCCCTGGGACAAATTTCATTGCCAAATCCATCGCCTGCATAATGTTATGCCGCAACACTATTTCATCTTGCATATGAGACGAACCAAGCATCTCAATATCAATACCATCTGTGTAAATATCAACCGGACTGATATTCTCGTATTCCATTTCTTTTTTCATTTCAGATTGGCCAGTTATAGGGTTTATCACTGGGACCTGCTTATTCATTGCTATTGACCATTGTTTTTCTCTGTTGAGAACCATCATCGTATACGCTCGGGTAAAATATTCCTGGAAGATATTGCGATCAATTCTGTTAAGAATTAACTTAACTGACTTGATTGCTTCTTTAGCAATAACAGTAGCTTCTGTGGCTGTTGGGTTAGGCGACATCTTCTCGCCAGCAATATTGCCTTTTAACCGGCTGGTCTTTACCATTTCAGCTTGTAAGTTCTGACACATTTGAGTAGCAACTTGAACGTATTCAACAGGTGGCCGAATAAAGTCTATAGCATCCCTAACGCCTGAACCAGCTGGTAAATCCTTTAACTCAACAACCCCATTAGCCCTGATCTTTAGTTGTTCTTTCTTTTTGATATAACGTGAATTAGCTACCACCATGCAGTACAAACCAAGGGTATTAGCATCAAGGCTTTGGTTCTTCCTGGTATTAAATTCGGTAACTAACAAGTCTAATAACTGAGGGACACCAATACCAAGAATTGAGCCTGGTTGCTTCCAAAACTGGGTTATGATATACGGGGGTTGCTTATAAGGCGTTGGTTGTATCCTTATGACTTCTCGCTGGTTAGCAATCGTAACAATACAAAGTATCTTTTTGCCTTTGAGTTCATCAGGAACATTATCTTCTTCTTTGAACGTGATAGGAATATTGTGCGCTTCATATAGCATTACATCGCCATCTAGCTTTTGGATGTTGCCTGCGGCTTCAGGGCTGTTTGGCACTTTATTGCCTTGCTTAAGCTCATTATCTGAATCATCACTGGATGGATAAGCAGAGTTTCTGGCCGCTTCGAGGTTCCCATACATGTTGTTGTTCTTTGCCTGCTTTTCTATGTTGCTCCAGTTGTCCAGTATTTCCTCAATTATCCAATCAACTTTTGGCTTATCGTAACGAAAGTATAAATTACGAATATTGATAAACTTTAAGTATGGCCGATCTTCTGAAACAATCTCTTGCGCCATATATTTATCAGGGATTGGCAAAGGAATATTAACCCCACCGATGTTTAATGTTTTCGGTTTAACTTTTAAGGTTAAACGAGTATCCTCATCAAACTGGTATGGTGTTTTGGCTGAGAATGTTCCTAATTTGATCCCTTCTCTAATTATCATTTCGGATTCTTCTTCAAGCTTTGTTTCTTTAGCATTATTCATTAAAACATTAACAATCTTGTCCTTTAACGCATCAGGAATTTTAGTTGTTTTACCTTTAACTGCTAAAGGAGGATTAACGCCAAAGACCGCATCCATAACATAAGCTGTCCAATCTTCTACGGCGTTCCACACATCTACACTGCCTATATTGGCTAAGGTGTCTTTATTCTTTTCTACTGTACCGACTTTCCACATCTGTTCCCATTTATCGCATTGCGTAGTAAAGTCGTCATGTTGAGGTTTAACTGCCCAAAACCTGTTCATAACCGCAAGATAAGCCCGCTGCCGCAAGTCGGCATCCTCTAAAGGTAAAGTCCCATAAGTAATCTTCTCTTCCATTACCTGTTCACTCTCAAGATTATCTTGCGCCTGAATATCCTTGTTTACGTTTGTTGTTTCTAGGGTTTCCATTTATTACTCCTATACAAAAACTTCTTTGCTGACTGGGACATACCCAGTTGCGTTATTTGGTTTGAATGATTGCTCAAAATCAATAGACTCTTCTTCCTCTTTTTCCTGGTTGTTATACTCACTATCTACTGACTTCCAAAGAGCCATCACTACGGAATCAGCAACGTCGGGACTTGGTAAACCACGTTTCTTCATATCATCTTTGCTTTCAAGCATCATTTTACCTTTAGGGGTAAATTTGTATTTTCTGCTTGATAATTGGCTAAAAAGCTCTTGGTTCTCTATTACTTGCACTTGTCCTTTGTCTATCAGATCACATACCCAGAAGTAGGCATCAGTTCCAAGGTTCGCAAACTGGTCATCGTACGGACGGGAACCAAAGTTAAAAGGCACTAATTCACAACTTATCCCCAACTGCCTGTTGATAACTGGTAATTCTAGGTTTAAGTGGTCATAAATACCCGAACCCATAGCTCCCTCATCAATCACCACGTATTGGGGTCTGGCGCTCTTTATAAGCGATATTACACGTCCTTCGACGTCCGGGGTGGCTAAACCCTGAAACTCATCAATACGCTCAATTTTACCCCCATTCACGAGACTTATAGCAGTGCTATCATCTCCGAAGCGTGCTGGGTCAACCCCGATGACTTTATAGCCGTTTGCTGGTTTAGCTGTTAAGGCTTTTTCCAGTTTAGAAATTGAGATAAGGGAGTTTATTGATTGCTTAGGGAAGTCCCCTAGGACTCTAGCTTGAAACATAGGGGAGTCTTTCCCCCAGCGTCGCTCCTTATCTTCTACCCATTTACGCCCAACCATACCGGGGACAACCTCTTTGCCTTCTTTGTAATTAGGGGAGTCATAGCAGGAAAAGCTAAACTTCTTAAAGGTAGGATCAAAGAAGGAGCGGTAGAAATACCCTTCGTTTACCAGAGGGTTACCAGCTAGGTATAACTTTGAGTTGTCACTGGTCATAATACCTTCAATCTGGTCAAAAATTGAATCTTCGACTGCCTGAGCTTCGGTTACAACAACTAACACATTTTGGCCTTTGAAGCCTTGGAATTTACCAATTGAGTTAGTGTCTTTAGTGGTAAAGCCTATGGCGTACCAGTTATCAGCTATTTGTATTTCTTGAGTGTTTAGTTTACCTAAGAGGGGAACGGCTGAGTTATTATGATATTTGCTTATCTCTCCCCAGACGATTTTAGAGACTTGGCGTTCGGTTGGAGCAGTTGTAATAACGATTGAATTAGGGAAACAGTAAAGAAACCATAGGGAAACAATGCCTGAGATAAAGTCTTTGCCTAGGGAGTGTCCTGATTTTACAGTTATACGATCGTTAGTGACAAAGGAATTAAGGACATCAATATGCCCTTGCCAAGTTAGGGTTTTAACTCCTAATATTTCCCTGCACCAGTCAACAGGATTTTGTTGTGCTTTCTTTAGCGGGTTCATCCTTACTCCATTTTTTAACAACATCAAGCCAACCGGAAATTTCCATTTTACCGTTAAACTCTTGTTTGAGCGAGAACTCGTCTTTATATTTGCGTTCTAGCCACCAAGCTGCGGCTTGCCAAGTGTTTACTGCTTCTTTTTGGATAATGCCTATACACCGACGTTTGCATTCCATCTCTGCTCTTTTTATCGTTTCAGAAAACTCCGGTTTTTGCATCCAAACAGTAAAAGTTTCATAGGAGATACCAACAAGGTCGCAGGTATCAGTGCGGTTCATGCCCAATTTAAGGTTATCGACAATTTCCTGGGTCATTTCAGGACAATATTTCATAGAAGTATCCTAGTAATACAAAGAAACGAGGAAGAAATAAGTTAAAATGTCCCCCCAAATCACGAACAAAAAAGGAAGGAAAAAGATAAAATGTCACCCTTTGTCAAAGGTAAGTCACTAAGATGAATTCATCAATGCTAAAGTAAATTCATCAACTTCTAATATTTGTGAATAAAATAACAAAAAAGTGATGAGTCACAAGTGATAGGATGAATTCATCGATGCTAAACTGAATAGATGGGTATCTGATGGAATTTTATGGCGTTTCCGTAGGAATATAACCGTTTTAGTGTAGGCCTAAGTAGACATACCGTAATTATTATTTACTCTTCTGCTATTTCACGGAAGATAATAGTTCTACGTTTTTTAAGATAGTCCATCATTGCCCAAGAAGAACGGGTAATTAAGTAAGAGATGTTATAATGGGTTTTCTTAGTGCTTTTTAAGCGGTGAAGGGCAATAACGGCTTCTGGGAGTAATTCTTCTATTTCTATTTCTTTTTGCAGGCGGAATTTAATAAGGAGCCTACAAGAAACAGCCCTTAATTTCGGTTCTAGCTTAGGCCATAGGTTTTTTATTCTATCAGCTCTCATTTATTTTCCCTATTATATCCTTTTTGTTTATCACTAAAAGCTCCGATCCGTTTAGTTCTCTTGCTCCCCAACGGAGAAAAACAACTGTTTCGTTTACTGTAAAGTCTTGCTGGTCGTCAGGGTGAACCTGCAACACCGTTGCAATATTGGGATATATTTGACGGAGTAATTGGGATTGACCATCCTGGAAGCCTAGAATTATGCCACTGTCTGTTTTCTGTTCAAGTTTAATTGGTTTTATTATTAGGTTATTTTTTAATGGTTTCATTTAACACTCTTTCAAACAATTGCACCCATTCTTGTGCAATTTTATCCCAAGTTAGCTTAGTTATCCACTTATAAGCGTTATTAACGATGTGTTTCACATGAATGCTTTTCTTGTTATGGAAAATATATTCTACTTTTTGCGCTAAATCACAGGTATTAACAATTGGGCGTAAGCGGTAAAAATCCTCTGGGATTACGACTTTGGCAACTGGATCGACAAAGAAAGTCCGGTTATTTTCTCCTATCTCAATTAAGGAAGAGTGAGCAGGGATTAAAGTTGGTACTTTACAAGCCATTGCCTCTGTTACTGTTAGCCCCCAACCTTCGCCTAATGTTGTTGTTACATACAAATCAGCACAGTTATATATTTTATTTAAGACTTCTTCTGAGATCCCTTTAATAAAATCAAAGTTTGCCGGCATAATAACATTTGGCGGGGAACTAAATGCTTCCAGCACTTTAGAGAGGTTTCCTCCTATATCTTCGTTTTTGCAATGAAGATATAAGCGCAACTCATTTATTTTACTGCGGGCATAAGAATATGCCTCAATAGTTCGAAAGAGAGACTTGCGGTGTTGGTTTCTGTTTATGTTTATTATTAAGAAGTCGTTTGGTTCTATGTTAAAGTATTGCTTCCTAAAATCTAATAACTGTTTTCTTGGAACGGGATAAAATGTTTCAGTGTCTATCCCATGATAAATATATGTTATTTTTCTTTTTAATTCGTTTAATAGGAATTGCTGGAGCTTCTGATCGTTTGTTTTAGTTGCAACTTCTTTTTGCGCAACTCGCATTACTTCACCATAACCATACCGGGTGTATACAACAACAAAATCGGCCTGTTTAATGGGGTTTAACTCAAAGTCTTTAAGTTGGCCATCAATAGGAGTGTAAATAATCCATTTAGTATTTACTTTATGCTGTTTCTTGGAAAAGTCTATTGCATTGCGAATGGTTTGGTTAAAACCTAATCGTTGGAAATCCAAGTTTGGGAGGTCTTGTAATGTTAGGATTAAATCAAACGGTTCGTGAGCAATGAGCTGTAATAACTTCCGACGTCCAAACATATCGTTATCTTTATTGTTCCCAGCTGAAATTATGCGATAAGGAAGTGATTCTTTAATATATAAATCTATTTCGGGATCATCAAAATATTGTATCCCTAAAACAGTAATATCAAATTGGCCGGTTTTATTAAGTTGCTTTAATAAATTACGGCTAACACAACCAAACCCAGTATTAGCAGTGGGAGAGTCACCATAAAACAATAGTCTGATCTTCTTTTTATTTGGGCTATGGATATTAGGCACTTGCTTTTTCATAAGTCCAATCCTCCTTGATTCTTAAAGGGATAAATGCAGTGTTGCGCCAGCGATCGTTCCAATGCCACCAGGCCTCATCATTTATTTCGGCCGTCTTAGGGAACTCTTGGACATATTCTTTAGTGGCATAAGTCCCACCGCTTAGATGATCGAAACTGACGGGAACAATTAAATTATAAAAACCACCCTTTATTGAAGAGAGAGAAATGTCATAATCATAAACATAGTGATAGGAACCATAATCAAAAAAGCCGCCAACATAATTTAACATTTGCATATTACAAATCAAAACCGCTCCTTCAACAATCACACAAGGAAACGGGGTGGTTCTTCGCTTGCCATGCCCTTCGGCATTGGCTTTGAGGTTAGAAGCAAAACCCATTCGACAACCACCTCGATCAATTCCAACCGCTCCAGCAAAACCAACAACTCCAATAGGATGATTGCTTTTTTTTATCGCTTTTTCTATCTTTTCGTCCCATTTTTCCTCATAAATTATTATGTCGTTGTGTAGGAAAGCCAGCCAATCACCAGTACATTTCTGCCAGAGTTGGTTGTAAGACTTTATTAAACCAACATTTGTTTCGTTTTCCAGGATTATTGTGTTGTATTTGCCTAAATATGGCATAATAATCTTTTCAAAGTCCTTGTCTTTACCGTTGTTTAATAAAATAAGCTCGTGAATGTTTAAGTTGCAATTGTCAAGGTTTTTCAATATTCTTTCCAGGTGCTTTAATTGATGATAATTAGCGATTCCTATTGATAGTTTCATGCCACCAGTTCCTCCAAGTTTTTTGAATAAATATAGACTGTCTGACCATTGACGGTCTTTTCCGAAGAAAGAGTGAACCCGTTATTAGTGCAAACTTTAATCGATGGGATATTAGTTGTTTTTATTTCACAAATTAATCCTTTTGCGTTGTGGTTTGTCGCCATTAGCTTACAAAATTCTCCCAGCAATTTTGTTGCACATCCTTTACCACGGAACTGCTTTTTTATCTTGTACCCACATTCGTAAACATCAGGTTCGCTATATTTTTTAGCGTTGAAATAACCGATACAATAATTATCATACATTGCCAAATAGATTAATTCGTTGCCGGGTAGAACTTGAGTGTGATAGAACTGTTTTGCGTCAGCTAATGTTATCTTTCTGTCATCCAACAGATCGGCACAACATTCATTTCTGGTTATCATCAGCTCTTTAACTTTTTGTTTTGTTAAGGTGTCAAACCACAGCATTGTATTTTCTTCCAAAATCCTTAATCTGAGCAATTATATAGGCTTGCTCAAGTTCGGTTAATGACGGGTAACAAGGTAAAGATAATAGTTTTAACCATTCTCTTTCCGTAACCGGACAACACTCTCGGCATTTATTTTGGATATTGCCAGAGAAATACTTAAACTCATACATTGGTTTGTAGTGAACACCAGTCGCAACGCCTTTTTCTTTTAAGAAAACATTTAGTTCGTTGCGGTATTCTGTGCGGATATGATAAATATGCTGGGCGGAAACAACATGATCGCTGATTACTGGGGTAGCAAGCCATTCCTGGTCAGCTAATTCTGCGTTGTAAATTGCGGCAATATTTCTCCGGCGCGCATTACTGCTTTCCAGTTTCTTTAATTGTTCAATGCCGAGTGTTGCAATCAGATCGTTCATATGCATTTTATAGCCGAGTTGTTCTATTTCATATTCCCAACCGTATGACATTTTAAGGTTTTCATCTTTTGCCCGATCAAAGGTCGATTTGTTAATACCAAACCAACGGGAAGAGATTAACTTTTTATATAATTCCTCATCGTTAGTTGTTATCATCCCACCATCGCCACAGGCAATATTTTTAACAGCGTGGAAAGAAAAGCAACCCATTGTTCCTAAACTTCCAGCCATTTTGTCATCTTCAAAACCAGTAATACACGATCCAGCCGCATGAGCACAATCTTCAATTACCGGATAAGTCGAACAATTAAGAATATCCGGCATCATGTTGCCGTATAAATGCACAGGAATAATTGCCGTTCTTGTTGCGTCTAACCCCCAATCTTCAATGGCTTTCCAAATGGTTTCATTGTTTATCATTAAGTTTGCTGGATCAACATCGGCAAAAACAACCTTATATCCTTCATAAATTGGCGCAAAGGCAGTTGAAATAAAAGAGATTGAAGGAACAATATAGGTAAAATCTTTTGGCAAGTCTAAAGAACGAACAGCTAATTGAAGAGCAGAAGTACAGGAATTAACCCCAACCGCATACTTAACTCCAATATAGTCAGCAAACATCGTTTCAAATTCCTTGGTCTTTGGTCCCAAACCCCACCACTTGCTTTTAATTGTTTTCGCCAGACTCTTTGCTTCCTTCTCATCAAACATTGGCCTAAACAGTTCTATTTCAATGGACATAAGTCAACTCCTTTTCTATTAATTTTGTGTTTATTTTCAGCAATCGTGGTTGCCAAATCTCCAACGCTTCGTTGGTTAAGATGTTCATAGTGTCGATAAAAGAGTCTTTAATCCCAAAATACTTAAAAGCATATGCCTGATCCTTGGCTGATTTTTGGCCTATTTGATGTTTTACTGATAGATTGGTTTTAAGGGTAGCACTACCCCGATGGAGAATAATTGCGGGAGCAAAAGTTACCCCCGTTAAACCTCTTCGGTTTATTTCTTCCGCATGAATGTTGTCGCCATAATAATCAACAAGTGGATTAAGTAGCCCGGCTTTTTCCATCGCCTCGCTGTCCCACACAAAGATCGTATAACAACCGCCATAAGTAAAATATGGTTTTGTTATGTTATAGTTAAAAACATATTGCTTGGCTTCTTCCAATGATTTGCGGTCATCTTCTCTCACATCCACACCGGAAATTTTAACTATTCTGTCATCCTCACGATTGTCCCACGCCCAAACTAACGAATCAATGGTCTCTCGTCGACAGATAACATCATTATTAGAATAAATAACATGAGAATATAGATCACGATTTTTTGCCTCCATCATTAAAGCGTTAAATGCCTGGGAAATACCAAGATTATGACTGCATTTGATTATTGTGGAGTGGGGGATTTCATCTTCCAGCCACTCCGATGATCCATCAGTTGATCCATTATCAAAAAAGATAAAATCCAGGTCATAATGACTAGACTTCACTGAGTGGACAAAATCCTTTGTAAATTCCAAACAATTAAACACTGGACAACAAATAACTACTCTTTTAGACATAACAATACCACACCTGCCTTGTTGGGACTCTATCCATTCGACAAAACCACGGACTTAAATCTTTTATATTTGTTCTAAAAGAATCACCAATTAACTCAACTTTCTTGAAATTGTTTTTTAAGGCCTGATATACTTGTTCACGATTATCTTCGTTATAAGTTAACTCACCAATAAAGACTTCTTTAGTCACGCTTTTTATTTTAGCAAACACTTCTTCAATTGAATATCGCTGATAAAAGACATACTCAACCGCCAAGGCAAGAACAAAGTCGTATTGAGTCTCAAAATTATAGGTCATAAAATCGGCGTTGATAAAAGTAATAGGACGTTTCCTAAACTTTTGGAGGAAGACTGCCGCGTCATAAAACTCCTTGTTTAATTCTATGCCGGTAACTATTCCATTGTTAGCTGCCAAATAACTAATCTCTCCAATATTACAACCAATATCCAACAGAGTTTTTCCCCACAAATTAAAATTATTCATCAACAAAACTTGCAGCCATTTATAAGGTGGGTCAGACATCCCCTCATTTTTAATTCCATTTCCGTAATCAAAACTCTGGTATTGAAACACCTGATAATCTGGCGCAATATTATGGCTAGTTTTATATTCCAAGAATTCTTTTTTTCTTGCCTGCAAAGTGCTTTCAATATTAAGAGAAAGAAAGTCAAGAACAAAATCCAGCGCGGTCACTATTGAATCAAAAGTTTTTGTTTCTACTTTGCGGGAACATACTAGCTCATAAGCAACCGTTGCCCCTTCATAATAGTTCTTATTTTTCAAACATCTTTCAATAAACTCGCCATAATTTACATTTCCAATAATAAGGTTTTCTTCTTTATATTTATGCGCTTTTTTAACATTTGCCTTCCAGTCAGCATAATTTAATTTTAGATGAATATTAAGAACAGCATAGGACGGATCAGTTAGGTCAAAAATAAATGGGGGTTGAGTTTCAATAATCAAAATTGAGACGCCTGTTTTTTCAAAACATTCTTTTATTCTACTTTTAAGTTTTTCTTCACTTGTTAAATCCCAGCAAAAAACATCTAAAACATCTATTATGTGTTCCTTGCTTGTTTTTTTTATTAGTTGTTGTGCAAAATATGTTTTTCCGGTGTTAGATAGGCCGGTTATCATAATGCACAATTTTTGTTGCATTTAATGTTTTCTCTCTTTCGCCATATATTTTTACTTTAAAAGACAGTTTCTTAACAGTTCCATCATTGGTTTATGTTGTGCTTCAGCCATTAAATATTGCCGCACCTTTATCGCAGACAACAACATGACTTGAGGAAATCTTTCTTGCACAACCGTAATAATCAAAGGGGAAGATGATTCCCCGGAATTTAACAGTTTAAACATAACTAAAGGGGTGGTGTTGCCACAAATGTCTTGTCCTTCTTTGCTGTCAACCAGATAATTAATTACCACCTCATAGATAACTTTTGCCTTTTCATCTTGAATCTCCTTTTGATTAATTCCCTCTAACGTTTTCCGCATATTTTTACGCATAAGCTTTGGCCATTGTTGAGTTGTTACTTTTCTGTCAATGATGGTCATTTTATTTCCTCCTTATTATTTATCCAAAAAAGCAATTTGCGATTAAAATTTCATCCACGTTTTTCATACATTGCAATGATAAATTCCCCTTAAATTTAACCCCGATAATCATTGGTTGCCTGATAATTACTTTATAAACAAGCCATATTTTGAAATTATCAATTTTTATTCGTATCCATCTAAAAACACCTTTGATTATTCCCTTATCACAATATTTCCAGTGCCACCTTTTAATTGTTTCCATTTTTAATCACATCCCCCTTGTTAAAACGCTATTAGCGGAAGGTTTTGGGGGTTCCTTATGTTTTTTATTCAAAATGAATGGTTTGGGGTCAATCGATAAAATAACGTTGCTCAAATCTAATTTTTCTATTTTTACAGGCGTATCCATTATTTTTCACCCCCCAATCTTAATTCCGACCATTTAACACCGTCTTCTCTTATTGGCTCTTGTCCTGTATAGTCTGCCCAGCGTTGCAAAATTACGTCGATATAGATTGGGTCAATTTCCATCATGTAACATTTGCGGTTTAGCTTTTCGCAGGCGATAAGAGTGCTTCCACTACCACCGAATAGATCAAGGATGATATTATTTTTTTCGCTTGAATTTATTATTGGTTTTTCTATGATAGCTATGGGCTTCATTGTTGGATGCAAATCACTTTTCTGCGGTTTATTAACCATCCATACGCTTGTTTCATTATGCCCACCAAACCATCGATGGACTTCTTTTTCTTTCCACCCATAAAAAATTGGTTCATGCTGATAATGATAATCCATTCTGCTTAGTACATGATTATTCTTAACCCAAATCATCATATGTTTTAAGTTCCAGCCAGATTTTAATATCATCATCATCATCATCAAATCTCCACCTTGCATCGCATTTATATAATAGCAAGAATTTTCTTTTGTAAATTTATAAGCATTGGTAAACGCTCCTCTCCATAATTCCCCCATTTCTTCTTTGCTTTTATGGTCATTTTTAATTGGGTATTGAATGCGATTGGCAAGGGAAATCGCATTCAATGCCTTATTTTTATCCGCATAACATACGCCATAAGGTGGATCAGTTATAAATAAATCCGCCTTTTTATTATTCATCAATCTTTCCACATCTTCTTTTTTTGTACTATCCCCACAAAGTAACCTATGATGATTTCGAAATGTCCACAAATCACCAATCTTACTTTTAGCATCTTTAGGCATATCTGGGACATTATCGTCTTGGTCATTATCTGGTGCGTAATTAGAAAGCAACTTATCAAGGTCTGTTGTTTTTCCAAGGTCAATGTTGAAATCTTCCAACTCAATATCTTCTCTAAATGGATAAACCAATTCAGCAAGTGCGTCTTCTTCATAAAAACCATAGCGCTGGTTATCAATAAGGTTGTATTCGATAATCTCTTTTTCGGAAGTTGTTTTAACCTCTGATACCCAAATATCATCAATCCCTAGTTCTTGGTAAGCACGGTATCTCATATTACCACCGAGAATAATTCCATCCTGATTTATAACTATTGGCTTAAATTGACCATATTTTTTTATGTGTTTCTTAAGTAATTCAAATTGTTTTTTATTTATCCCCCTTGGATTTTTCTCGTATAACTTGAGTGTTTCTCTTTTCCTAAAATCTTTCATGATTTACTCCCTATTTTCCCAATCATTTCCTTTAATTCTTCTGGCATTTTAGCCGATGGTTCTGGATTTTCCTGTAATTGCCTTTCGGGTGGAATAGTTTCTCGATATTCTTTCATCTGTTTCTGTTTACTAAACATATCTTGCAATTGAATACTCCTCGCCTAATGCACCTTTTTCAAACAATTGGTCAGAAACATTTTGCAAATGCTGCTTGTTTTCCAGCTCTTTTTGTTTATGACATTTATAACAAAAAACATAATCACGGTATGTTTGTTCTCCACACTCACAATAAATAATAACTTTTCTTGACATACTATCTTTCATTACATTCTTCAACACAAATAATAACTTTATCTTGTTTACACCCTGTTTCTACTATTATCTGCAAAAGTTTAACAACATCAGAATTATCATCAGGTATTACGCCTGCTTTGACTAAACCATCTTGGAACAATTTTATTTCCATATTACATGGGTCATGGCGTCGTTTATCTTTGAATTGGCAAACATAAGTTATAAAACAGGTGTTAAACTTTGTCCGTTCTTTTTGGCGTATAACACAACAAAAAACCAAGTCGTGAATCTCATTCGCCATTCTGCTACGGACAGACCAATGTTTGCCTGAGTAAAGAATATTACGACTGGGGCATTTAATCGGTATTTCAATTATTAATTTTGATGCTTTCATTTTTATCTCATGTTAAAATTAATGGTTTATCTTCTGATTGATTTCTCCAATTAAGTGCCTGTTTAACAGTTTTGCAATCTTCATGTATTCCTTCCACATGATAAATCCCTTTTAAGCTCGGATTTTCCATCACTAAATACGGTGCATAAAAACCAGTTCTAAATATTGGGCCAAAATCAACTAATTCATAACCATTGCTTTTCTCAATTGATGTTGCATGATTAAGTAATTGATCTAACCCAATTTTACGGACAAATTCCCTTCTTATTTCAGCATTATCAATATCTTTTATCTGTTCAGGTTTCAAATCTTCTTTTTTAGTATCAACTAACCATTGAGGAACTCTTACCCCATTTAATGCAAAGACAGAAAATCCATCGGGATATGCAATCGCAGGGCCAGTTTCAGAGTGTATTCTTCCATCTTTTAGTTTGCAGATATTATGACGTTCAGAAATCCAACAAATATTCTCATGAGGTAAAAACCAACCAGCATTTTTTGCAATAATCCATAGTCCTTTAAGCTTTTTTGTTTGTTGTTCTAATCTTAGGACATTACTAAAGTAATCATAAAATCCTAACCAGTTAGCATCATGTTGCCCGTACCCGCTATCCCAGATGCTATTACCTATTCTATCGCTATAACTGAAATTAGCCTGGATACTATTCCA